TCCGATGGTATCGCTGGTGGCAGCAGGGGCTGCTCCCTGGCGCGGGCGGGCTGCTCGATCAATCGGCCAAATACCTCGAGGTTATGGAATACCTGGACGGACTGATCGTCCGCAAGGAGGCGCGTGATGCCGACGAACGCCGAGCTCGCCCTGGTGCTGCGCTTTCGTGACGAGGCGACGGCGGCCATGAAGACGGCCACGCTCGGGATCGGGCAGACGCTGACCCGCGTTGGGAAAGCCGTCGAGGAGGTTGGCCTTCAATTGCGCCGCGTCAGCCGGGAGCTGCTACAGGTCGGGGTCGTGATCAGCGGAGCGTTCACCATCGCCTTCGTCGAGGCTGGGCAGCATATCCCGGCTGTGCGCGACGCACTGGAGTCCCTCACCCACCAAATCCTCGCCTTCCAGGAGTCGATCGCCAAGGCTGCGCTGCCAGTGCTGCAACAGCTGACACAGTTCCTCCAAGGGGCCAACAACGCCTTCAACGCGCTCGACGCGAGTACGCGCGATTTCATCATNCGGGCGACGCTGACCGCGGGCATTCTCGCGTTGCTCGCCGGGACCATCGGCCGTCTGGCGGCCGATGTCCTGCTGATCACGGGGCGCGTGGCACAGTGGGCCGGCGCGCTCATCATCGCGCATCCCTATCTCGTGCTCATCGGGATTGCGGTCGGCGTACTCATCACCGTCATGGGCGGGTGGGAGAAAGTGATCATGATGGCCGGGCGCGCCATCGACGTCCTGATTGAGGCGCTGCAAGTCTTCTGGAATCTCCTGAAAGGCGGGATCCTGGGCGGTCTCTGGGCCGTCATCACCGCACTCGAGGGCATCGCAAAGGCCGTGGCGCTCATGCCTGGCCAATGGGGGCAGTGGGCGCGGGAGAGCGCGAAGTCGCTCGATGCGCTTCGTCAAACGCTCCAGAAGGACGTGGTCGACGCCCTCACCGATGCCGGTGGCCACATGGGGACGCTGGTCACGCGATTCAAAGAGGGCGGTGGGGCAGCGGAGCACCTGGCCGGGTCCATGGTCAAAATGGCCGAGACTATCAAGCGCGCGATGAGTGGAGCCCAGGTGCAGGTGCACGACTTCTTCGGCAAGCTCGGAGATGACCTGAGCAAGTTCTGGACGAGCTATTCAAATGTGCAGACCACCGTCGCGCAGACCCTCACCCAGGGGATCACGACGTTGGACAGCAAACTCACGATGGTCTTCAGCAACCTGATCACGAACGGAGGGAAGGCCAAAGACTTCTTCGTGAACTTCGGGAAGGCGTTCCTCGAAACCATGATCGCCATGATCGCCAAGCTGCTGGCGTTCGCGACGGTCCTGCTCATGATCAACGCGATCCCAGGTGGACGGGGATTGCTGGCCTTCCTTGATGCAGGCGCACGTAGTGTGTCGATTAGTACGGCAGCGGCATTTGCCGGGGACATCGGACGTGGTGCGCAGATTGTCCGACATAGTGGAGGCATCATTCCGAGCTTCCAGACGGGTGGCGAGGTTCTCGCGATGGTGCAGCCGGGGGAGTTCGTGGTCAATCGCCAGGCGACAGCGCGCAACCGCTCGCTGCTGGAACGAGTCAATAACGGCGGGGAGCCTGGCAGAAGTGGTGGCAGGATGAGCGTGCAAAACGTCTTCATCATCAACGCGATCGATGAGGCGAGCTTCCGGGGCAAGCTCCAGCAGCATGCGGATCTCATTGAGGCGATGTTCCAGCGCGCGATCCGGCGCAACTCGGGGCCGATGCGCGAGGCGGTGCGGATCTGATGACCATCTCTCTTCCGCTCTGGTTGGTGATCACCGTGCTCGTGCTGGCAGTGCTGTGGTGGGGCGGCCGCGCTGTATTGTTTTGGCTCTTCAGGAATGGACCGCCCTAATGGCTGTCTCTGACGTGCTGCCGGTCAATCCCAGCTTCGTCGTGCCGGAGCGGCTGCTGCATCACGTGCTCGTTAGCGATTTCGATAGCGGCCAGGAGCAGCGCAAGCAGAAATGGGCGAATCCCAAACGCTCCTGGAAGCTGCGGACCGAGGCGATGACGAACGCCGAGCTGGACAGCCTGCGCAGTTTCTGGCTTGCGCGCAACGGGCCCTATGATCCCTTCAGCTTTCTGCCTCCGACGAATCACGATCGGCTGCTGACGGGGCTGGCCTGCGGGACGGGCAATGGCACACAGACGGTTTTTACCCTCGGCAACAGCAGCACCCCGCCCTATTACTACCGGGTCTATACGGGGGCCGGCACGCGCAACCAGGCTTCTGTGAATGGCGCTCCGGTCTCAGGCACCTTCACCAACAACGATGGCAGCAAGCTCTCGACGGTGACGATCACCCCGGCGCCGGCGACTGGGGCTGTGGTGACGGCCGACATCGACCGCTATCTTATCGCCCGGTTCGCCCAGAACGACATCAGCCTCACGCTCGAGCATTACGGGATTGGCAGCGCGGAATACGAGCTCGTGGAAGTCTTGTGGGCGTCCATCTGATGAGCCGTGACGCGGTGTGGGCGCTGGCGGGAATTGGCGCAGCCTGTTGGGCGATCGGAGGCGCAGGGCCGAAATGGGTGCGGCGGTCTGTATGGCCGGCCGTGCTCGGAGCCTCGGCGGCGATGTCTGGGATCGGGCTCATCAGAAGCGTGCTCGGGCTGATCAGCACCTCCGCAGCGCTCCATCTCGGCTATGGAGACTCCGCGAACCCTGGTCAACGGGCGGCGGTCTTTTTTCTCTACGGGCTCTGCCTGATGCCCTTTGGGGTCGGGTGGTGGTTCGGATTCGTCACCATGGTGGTACTGAACATCTTGCAATGGCTGAGTCGCCGCTTCAACTGGCTGACCTGGAAGTGGTGGGAGCTTAGCGCGGGCGCCTTACAAGGGACGGCCGTCGCGGCCACCCTGTTGAGACATGGCTAGACCGACGACCACCGCGTTCAACATCGAGATCACGAAGAAACAGAACCACCCCATCGAGCTGCTGGATCTGTTCTTCGGCGATCAGACGACGGATGACGCGGCGACGCTCCACTACGCCATCCACGATGCGCCGGTCAGCTTCTTTGGCATCAGCGGAGCAGCCTTCACCTACAGCCCCATCGGGGTGCGGCGCAGCGACGTCAGCAACGTCATGGAGAACGAGCAGCGCCAGACGACGCTGGAGATCGACAACATCAACCGCACGTTCCAGCAGTTCTTTTTCCAAAATGCAGACTTCATGCGGGATAAGCGCGTCATCCTGCGGCACGTCCAGGCCGGCGCCATGAGCAGCCTGGCCGATGCTGTGACGATCCTGGATGGGACGATCGCGGTCGTGCGGATCACCGAGAAGCTCTGCCAGTTGGAGCTGAGCGGGGCCATTGGCCAGCTGCAGTTCAAGACCGGGCGGGTCATCGATCGGCTCTGTCCGCTCGTCTTCGCCGGGCCGATCTGTGCCAACAGCGTGGCGGTCCAGACGCTCACGCAGCAAACCACCGACATGATCGCCGCAGGCAGTACCAAGACCGACATCGTCGCTGCGACGCTCAACCAGACCGACAAGTACTGGGCGATCGGCACGATCCAATTCACCGGCGGCCAGAACAACGGCTACATCCGCAAGGTCATCAAGTGGACTCAAGCGACCAAGACCGCCAAGCTCGATTTCGCGCTGCCGTATGCGCCAGCGGTCGGAGATGGCTTCAAGATCAAGCGCGACTGCGACAAGACGTTCGACGAATGCAAGACCCGCTATCGGGAGGTGGATGCCGTCAACGGCAACACGGCGAACTTCCACGGCTTTCCGACCGTGGTGGAGACGGTGAACCCGTGATGCTCGATCTCGACCCCCACCCCATCAACTCGTCAACGACCACGCGGCGCCGGAGCCTCGCCAGCGCGAGATGACGGAGGAGGAGTACGTCGCCTACGTCAACCAGTGGATCGGCATCCCCTACCAGCTCAACGGGACCGATCCGAAGACCGGCCTGGATTGCCGCACGCTGGCCATCCAGTTTCTGCGCGGTCAGGGCATTGGCGTCAGGGAGAGCGATGGCGAGCCGTTGCCCGAGGAGGTCAATCCGGAGGTTATCGAGCGCTATGAGCAAGGCGTCAAGGAAGCCGGCATGGCCGTCGACCTCAAGGAACTTCGGCGCAATGATCTCGTCTACTACTTCAACATCAAGGGCCAGCTCCACGTCGGGGTCTGGCTGGGCTACGACCGGATCCTGACGACGGGCGAGCCGTACAGGAGCTTCATCTATCGCATCAAGCGGGACCATCTGAAGGGCGCGGTACGCGGACGGCCGGGCGTCCTCGTGGATGATCGCCAACTCACGCCGGCTCCCCCGGGCCATCCGCCGGTGGTCGCGGTGCTCGCCGCCATTGGGGCGGCCGTCACGCTCGGCGCGGCGACGGGGGCTGTCGCCGTCGTCATCGGCGCGGTCGCCATTGGCGCCGCCATCGCCGCGGTGAGCTTCGGCCTGGGCGCCCTGTCGAGCGGGCGCAAGGCCTTCGATTTCCACGGCACGGCCAGCGCAGGCCTATCGGCATCCCCGCGCTATGCCTTTGATGGCGCGCGCAACATCCGCAGCAACCAGTACCCCGTCCCGCTCATCTATTCCGGCCTGGGGATCCGGCTCCTCCAGACCTATGAGATTTGGAATTCGGGCCAAGGCAGCCAGACCCAGAAGCGGATCGTCGTGCTCGGGGAGGGGGAGCTCGGCAGCATCACGGAAGTCCGGCTCAACGGGCAGGACATTGCGACGTTCAGCGGCAGCAGCGCCGTCGCCTATCCCGGCACGTCGACGCAGGGGGTGGATCCGATCGCCGCCGGGACGAACGTCGTGGGGTTGCGCGATACCGCGTATCTGGCTCTCACGCTCCAAGCCAATGACAAGTTGAGCGGCGATCCGATCATGACCTGCAAGGTAACCGGACGGAAGCTCAAGACGTGGAATGGCAGCGCGTGGAGTGGTGCCTCGGCGAGCGGGAATCCCGCCGCATGTCTTCGGGACTATCTCACACTCAGCCGGGAGCGCGGCGGCTGCGGGTTTCCAGAAGCCGTCATCGACGATGCGAGCTTCGGCGCCGTCTCTGACGCCTGCGACGCGACGGTGACGAACCCCGATGGGACGACGGAGCCGCGCGCACGGCTGGACATGCTCATCGACACGTTCCGGCCGTGGCTCGACAACCTCCAGGACATGCTGGCGACCTTCGGCGGCTTCCTCGTGACGGACGGCCGCAAATTCTATCTCAGGGTCGAGAAAAGCGAATCGGCCGTCCAGGCCTTCACCGCCAACAACGTCAGCGAGGTGGAGTACCAGACCTTCTCCAAGGACAACCGACCCAACCGGCTCCTGGGCGTCTATGTCGATCCCACCAGCCAAGGCAAGGATGCGCGGACGCGCGTTTCGGTCGACGATCTCGTCGATCAGGCCAAGAACCCGCGCGGGATCGTGCCACAGGAGATCAACCTCCTCGGCATCAGCCGGCAGACCCAGGCCATCCGCGAGCTCACCAAAATCCTCAATGATCTGCGCGTCAACTGGTACACGGTGAGCTTCCTCGCCGACATCGATGCGATCGCGTTAGAGGCCGGGGACGTCTTCACCCTCGCGCATCCTGTTCTTGGGGATGGGGTCACCGCCTATCAGTTTCGCGCCCAGCGGATTTTGGAAGCCCAAGACCACAAGCGGCGGATCATCGCCAAAGCCTACACCGCAAGCGTCTTCAATGACACCGCAGAACAACAGACGGTCGCACTCAGCTACACACCACCGCCGAACCCGTTCGCAGCGATCGCCGATGTGACGGGGCTGGCGGTGCAAGCGGTTGGATTCCTGCAGGTGGATGGCAACTTCTACAGCACTATCCAGGTCACGTGGATCGAACCCCCGGAGCGGCTCAACCTCCAGAACTACACGCTCGAGTGGAGCGAAAACGGCGGGGCCTATGAAGAGCGCGCCGTGGCATTTCCCGGCTCCACCAAGACCGTGCTGCACGGCGCGAAAGTCGGCGCCACCTACCAGGTGAAGGTGCGGACGGTGAGCACACTCGGCGTCAAGTCGGCCGGCGCGATTTCCGGCAGCCTGACGGTCAACGGCGACCAGGCCCGGCCGCTGGATGTGACGGGCTTTGACGCCTCGCAGCTGGGCGATGAGATTCGGCTGACCTGGAATCCCAACCCCGACGTCGACATCTGGGGCTATGAGATCCGGGAGAGCGGCACCTCGTGGGCCACCTCAAACTTTGTGGATGGCCCCATTCAGGCCACCAAGTATTCGATCACGCAGTTCGCCGCCGGCACGAAGACGTACCGTATCAAGGCCATCGACGCCTCGCAAAACTACAGCCTCAACGACGCGGCCGATTCGCTCGTCGCCACGGCCCCGTCGGACAGCAACATCGTCCTGCGCTACGACCTCTTCAATGCGGGCCTGCGCGGCGGCGCGTTTTCTTCGGATCTGGAAATCGACCTCACGAATGAGTTCGCCACCGGCACTTACCGCCCCGCGATCGCCATCAAAACCCTCAAGACCCTCGAGAACAACACCGATTCCTGGGAAACACTCGAAAGCACGCTCAACTGGGACACGCAAGCGCGCCCGACCACAGATCAGACCTACACGTCCGAGGTGTTCGACGTGGGCTCGATCCAGACGGCGATCGCCTCCGTCGCCTACAAGAACGCGCTGCCCGACGGCGCGTTCAGCGTGGAATGGGCCTACTCAGATACCAATCCCAACCCCGCGACGTTCGTGGCGTTCTCGGAAGGCGTCTACACGCTCCGCTACTTTAAACTCCGCGTCCATCTCAAGACCAACACCGCCAGCGCGTCGGCGCGGACCTACGAGTTCAACCTGCAGCTGGACGTGAAGGATTTGATCGACCGCGGGACTGATGTGTCCGTCGCCTCAGGCGGCACGACGATCACCTTCAGCAAGAGCTTCAGCCAGACGCCCTCGATTGGTATCACGACCAACAACAACCCCTACATCCCCTACATTACGGCGAAATCCAAGACCAGCTTTACCGTGAAGCTGCGCGACCCTTCCTCGGGGCTCGATGTCGCCGGCAGCATCAATTGGCTCGCGAAAGGATTCTGAGTTGATGATCACGCTCTACGTCAGTCCCGACTGTCACGTGTGCGATGGCTTCGAGCCAAACGTCCGAGCCGTGGCCGAGCGATTTGGGGTGCCCCTCAACGTGGTGCAGGTCTCGTTCGAGGACATCAGGCAACAGCGTGTGGTGCTTCGTCCTGGCTGGACCTTCGGGGTCCCGACGGCGACGTACAAAGGACAGATGTACGTCGGCGTGAACTTCCCTGAACGGCTTGCGCGCGACTTGCAAGCCGAGCGCGATGGCGTCGTGTCGTTGGAGGTCCCGCACGCGGAATCGCGGGCATCCACCGTTCCCTACGACGAGGTGATCTGACATGGCGACGCCTGCCCGGGCCGCTCTCGATCAAGCCGGATTGAGCGGCGCGTTCAACAAGTCGAAGTTCAACGACCAGTTCTTCGCGATCCACCAAGGCGACTTCGAAGCCCTCCGGCCGCGCGCCCAGGCCACGCCGGACATGACCGTCGCCGTGCAGGCGGCCACAGTGCAGAGCTTCTATCGCCAGGTCTACTACAACGGCGCGCAGAGCACCTTCGCGGGAGGCACCAGCCCGGCATTCGCCGCTCCCACGACCAACCCCCGCATCGATCTGCTCTATCTGAACAACAGCGGCGTGCTGACGGTCTTGCAAGGTGCTGAAGCGGCCAGCCCTGTCCCGCCTGCGTACCCCGCGATCGGGCCAAACCTGCCGATCTGCGAAGTGTATCACCGGGTCGGCGAGACGAAGGTCGTCAACTTCGAGGATAGCGGCGCGAACCCGACGCAGGGCTACGTCTACCGCGACGTGCGGCCGTGGATTACGATTCCCGGCAGCTCGACGCTGGCCGATGTCTTCCGCTCCGGCGATCTGTTGCTGTCCTCGAACGCCGCAGCACCCACCGGGTTCACGGACGAGAGCGCGACGTACAACAACTCGTTCATCCGGATCAGTTCCGGGACGCCGCTCACGACGGGCGGGGCGGACACGCACTCGCACGGGGCTGGCAGCTATACCGGACCGAACCACACGCATGGTCCGGGCAGTTACGCGGGGCCGAGTCATACCCATGATGCGGGGAGTTATTGCGTCTCCCCGACGACCACGCATGGCGGAGGGTGTTGCGGCGGCGGCTTGAGCAATCCGCCGGCGTGTACGCCGGTGAGCGGATCATCCGGGTCCAGCGGAACCGGCGCGATTACCGGCGCCTCAGCGGCGGATGGGTCGCAGGGCATCGCGGGCACCTCGGCGGTCGCCAACAACATTCCCGTGTACGTGCAGATGAAAATCTACAAGAAGACCTGACCCGGAGGGACACATGGAGCACGGAGCCTTGCAAGAGCGATCACCCGCTGAGCGGCCGGTGCCGATGAGCGGCCCGGTGCCAGGGATCGGGTTGGCCGGGACGACGATGTGCCCGTTCATGTCCGTGGTGCATCCGGCGCCGTGCCTGAAAGGCGGCTGCGAGCTGTGGGTGGAGTTGAACTACGGGACGCAGCGTGTCGGCCGATGCTCCTTGGCATGGGTGTCGGTTCTCTCGACGGAGGTGCGCGGGGCCATCGAGCACATGAGCCGCCA